TGTTCAAGCATTTCTTGGTGCTTTAACAGTTGCACCATTAGTTGGACTTGATGTCAATGCTATTCAACTTGCTGCACTATCAGGTGCATCTGCTGCTTTAGTAGTTGTCAAGGAATTTGCTAAAAAAAAATTATAATTAAATAACTATTTCACAGGAATTGTATACTTAGATTAACAGAGCTAAGGAGGAACAATGCCTAATATACCTGAAGAATGGGGTAATAACTTTTATAAGTCAGGATGGCAACCAGGTCTTGAAGTTAATGAACAAACAGGTCTGGGAGAAATCACACATGTTGGAACTGACCCAAATTATAGACAAAAGTTTGATGAAATCTTAGAAGGTTGGGGATTTGACCCCAAGTTTTATGAAATAGAAGGTTCAGTCAAAGCATCCAGTTGGAACGCACAGCTTAAAGGTGGTCAAACGACCACCTTTTATGCTTTTAAAGGGATAGTAAAGAAGAAAAGACCTGGACACGATAAGTATTTTCAAAAACTATTTAATCATGCACTTAAAAAACCACCTGTTGCAAAGAAATTTAATGCAGGTAACACAGCATTCTGTTGGTTTATGTCTGACTGGCAGTTGGGGAAGCGTGATTATGGAGTTGAGAACACTATTAAAAGATACAACAGGGCTTTGCAAGATGGTGTCAATAGAATCAAAGACTTGCGTAAGCTAGGTGTAAAGATAGATGAGATATACATGATAGGACTTGGCGACCTTACAGAAAACTGCACACCACATTTTTACGAGAGCCAACCACACAATGTTTCTTTGTCATTGATTGAGCAATACGCATTAGCAAGGTCAATGATTATGAAAACTGTAGATACTTTTATAGAACATGCACCTAAGTTAGTTCTAACTGGAGTTCCAGGTAATCATGGAGAGATGAGCAGGACCAGTAAAGGTCAAGTAGCTACTAGCAGATTAGACAACTCTGATACTATGCACTTACAAATATGTCAAGAGATTATGAACGCTAATCCTAAACGCTATGGTAAAGTTGAAGTCAATATACCTGAAGGCTTCCATCAAACTTTAATAATAAAAGGTAAAAAAGTTAGCTTTACACATGGACATATGACTGGTGGCAGTGGTGGTAATCCTGAAAACAAAATAGAGAATTGGTGGAAGGGTCAGATGTATGGCTTCTTGCCACCTGGAGATGCAGAGATATTGGTAACTGCACACTATCATCATTTAAGAATGAAACAACAGGGAGATAGAACTTGGTTTCAAGCACCATCTATAGATAAGAGTATAGATTTTACAGAACGAACAGGGCTATGGTCGCATCCTGGAGTGCTGACATTTACAATTAGTGATAAGGGATGGGATAATTACCAACCTCTATAAGAGTGGTAATGTTTTATAAGGTTTCTTGTTGCCTTTAAAATCTAGTTCAGGGTAATACTCTAGTTTAATTTTAGGATTCTTCCATATCTCAAATAGTTTATCTGCTGAATACCACACAGGCTTTGAATTTATACTAGAAAAATACATAAGACCTACCTTAACTTCACTATACTTACTGCCTTTATAATTCATCTCTTGTATCTTTGCATAGTCCTCTGCTTTTAGCTTCAGAGTTCCTTTAACTTCTACAAAAAATATATACCCATGCTTAACAAGTATGTAATCAGGAAGCAATAATATTTCGGTAGCATACCAAAACAAATCTAGCTTATTTACTTTAGGGTCAGTTCCTATCCTTAAATAGTCTTTGTATTCAACAAGTCCTTGATTTTTTAGGTACTTTAACATAGCTTTATCTGCCATGTCATCTCCACTATTCCTCGCTTCGTAGCTATCTTTATATGTGTTGCTCAAATTTGACCTCTGTTGCAGTCATAACAAGTATCTTCTGTATCTAATTTTATTTCAGGAACTTGCTTACATATCTTACATACTGGATAATCTTTACCATCAGGGCTACTCACTTTTTCTCCTTACTATATTCATCACAAGTTTCCTCATAACAACATTTATCTCTATTGTTCAACATTACACAACAACATTTATATGTATCTCCTGTTCTGCATATCTGCACAACATCTCTATCAAACAAACTCACTCTTCCTCGCTCTCTTTAAACATTTTCATAAGCATAGTTCTAAGTGAATCAACATGTTTCTCTCTTTGTTCTTCTAATAATTTAATAATGTGTTCTATGTCTGCAAGACTACACAAATCATTAAATGTTTTTTGTGTATTAACAAAAGTTATATCAGCTCTGTAAAAATCTGCCCATGTAAGATATATTTTTCCATAAGCACTTGGTAATTGAAACTCAATACCACCTCGTTCTTCATCTATCTCTTTTGTTATCCAGTTTGTATGGTCTATTTCATACTTATTAAAAATTCTAATAAGTCCATTAAATCCATAGCTTCCTGCTTCTTCTTTAAAATGGGATTTCATCTTGTTTTCCTCCTTGTTCTGATACCTTAATAAGTGCGTGACATGTTCTCCACTCCCACTTGTAAGGGTTATCCTCATCTGTTTTTTTATATCTTTGACCACAATACACATTACCTTCTGTATCGCTATACATTATTCTATCTGCTTTGCATAAGGCTTTTGCTTTGCAAGTTGTATCAGGTCTTGCAGGTAAGTCAAAGTTATAATTAGGGTATCTCTCCTGTAATTTTTTCTTTAACTTACCTACATTAATGGAGATTCTCTCCTCCATTAAAGCCACTCTGTTGGGCAATCAGTATCGTTCCATGCAGTCCAACCACAACCATTGTTGTTTTGATATGTGCTACAGGACCAACTAGGAATCTTAGCAAATCGTTCATCACTTGCTTTTTTCTCTCTGTTATCCTCTATCCAATCTGCACTATTGCAATCAGGACATCTGCGTTCTACCTTTTCAACAACTTCTCCAAACACTTCGCTAACTGTATCAAGTAAGTCATCATCAGTAGTTTTATCTAATGCCTTAAACATATCCTCTGCTCTAGTCATAAAGACATCAATGGTTTCATCACTCCAATTATCTACGCTCTTGTCTGCTAAATCATTATTAACTAATTCGGTATAAGCTGATGTCTTAATTGATTTTCTCAATGCTTCATCAGGTATCATAGCTTGAAGTAAAGTGTTTAATTGTTCTCCTACATTTTTAGATTTAGTTTCAGGCAACCAACTATCCACCACTTCTTCCATAGCTTTGGTTTCTTCAGCAGTAGGTTTGACTACTGGTTTTTTCTCTACCTTAACCTCATTAGTCATAACTTTTTTCATCTCTTGCTGGGTTGGTCTTGGCTTCTTGTTGCCTTGATACTTCCAGTTAGCCAACGCTCTGCCTAGTGAACTTGATTCGCAATTCTCTAGCCATGCTTCGTTGTTAGCAAATCCTCCAATGCCTTTAGTTTCCTGTGCAAGTCCTGTTGATACAGGCTCGGTATCATTAAAGTCTTTAAACAATTCTGCTTTAACAATAACCATAGTTCCATCTGCACTACTACTGACTACGCTTGTTTTGATTCTTCCATTAGGGAACTCTTCCCAAAACTTCGCTAGTCTATCTTCTACTAATTCATAATTATCTAAGTTAAACTTAGCCATTATTCCTCCTCATTTATTATTTCATTACATTGATTACAAACACTACTACTTAAATCTAAAGCAGTCATCCACCTACCACACTCATTACATCTCATCTATTCCTCCTCTAGTTTAGATAGTTCATTAGCTATCTTTATAGTGTTCTCGTTGTGGTCCTTAACAAACTCATCTAACAATTCTCCTATACGCTTCGTGTTTAACTTAGTCAGTATCGGAGATGTAGAAACTTGTTGTCCTCCACATGCGTTAGCTAGTTTAATAGCCCACTTCTTTAGTTCTCTTGGCTCATCAAATATGTTAGCCACTTATTCCTCCTCTAGTTTTGCTAGGTTTAATACATCATAGATTCGTTGCCTAGTTAAACCTAAAGTTATGCCTAGTTGTATAGCAGACCAACCATTGTTGTAAGCATAAACTATTAACTCATCTCTTTGTTTAACAAGAGTGTTAAGTCCTCGCTTCTTTGCTTCTATCTGCTCATTTACACTAGCTAATCTATCTCCTATCTTATCTAATGCTATAGTATCTACTTCGGTTTCAATACTATTAAGGTAAGGTTTATCATTTACTATTTGAAACTGTGTCATTATTCCTCCAATACTCCTACTAATCTAGCTATTGCTAACTCATCTTCTACATCTCTTGTTCTGCAATAACATTCATGACATATTTCTAAGTCATCTATGTATTCCATTTTTTGTTTGCAATAAATACAAACCATTGTTTTTCCTCCTCTGTTATTTACTTGTTTGTTATTTAGTAGATGTTTCTAGTTCAACAATCTTGACTATAAGCATACTACCAAAATCTTTTAGTTCTCTTACCTTACACAACGCTTCATGCTTGGTATCGAACTCCCAGTTCATACTTACTCCACATAAACTTAGGCTTTGCACTTGGTATTTCATAGTATCTCCTATGTAATCCTTACTTTAATCCTACTACTCTTTGCTTCTTATGTAAATCTTTATTCACAATTAAGTTTATAAAAAAACATAAAAAAAAATGAGGTGTTAGGTAGTGTTCAACTAGGTCTAAGGGTAAACCTTGCTCGTAATTCTCTTACGATTCTATTCTACCTAACAATAAACTTATATCTCCTCTCCTGTAAATAGCCATACGAGTATGGCGATAGCAGTAAACATTAAACCTAATGTAAA